GTTAGCGGCGTTCAAAAGTTCCGAGTTAAGAAAGACGGAACATGTACCGCAACTGCATTTGTAGGTAACGGAGCAGGGCTTACCAATCTGCCTGCTGCAACTGTAGACACTGGAGAGGATTACACTTGGACAGGCGACCATGAATTTGATGGTGGTGTTACGCTTCCTGCTAATGTGATCGACAGCGACCATTACACCGATGGTTCCATTGATACGGCTCACATTGGAGACAACCAAGTCACTGCTGACAAACTAGCTCACACAGCAGTTACCGCCGGATCATATACCAACGCAAGTATTACGGTGGACGCTCAGGGCAGGTTGACTGCTGCTTCTAGTGGTGCAGGCGGTGGCGGTGGTGTTTCCGACATGAGGCTTAAAAGCGATATTGCAAAATTAGAAAATTCTCTTGGGCGTTTAATGAATATTTTCCCAAAGAGTTTTAATTGGAAAGATGGGTATGACCACGTTCACAATAATAAAGGAAAGGACATTGGGCTTTTAGCTCAAGAGGTGGAGATTGCAGAACCAGCTTTGGTGGGCGAACACATGGAATACAAAACTGTTCAATATGAAAAGTTTGTTCCATTGCTGGTTGGCGCAATTCAAGAACTTTACGGCGAAATTAAACAAATAAAAGAAAGAATTTAATGAACGAAGAAGAACAAACAAAGCAGGCAATTATGACTATCGGAATCCAGATGGAAACTCTGGCTCAACTGCCCTCTGTTAAGCAGTTTTTAGAACTCGATCAAAAACGAAATTTACTAATTAAAACTCTACCTAAAGAAGATGGCAAAGGAGACGAAGAATGAGTCACGCAATATTTACAGTTACGGTAGTTGATCTTGAAGAAGGAACTCACGGTGCTTTGGCAGCAAAGTTCATTGTGGACAAGGAAAATGAAAAAAGACATGCCGCAGAACCTCCAGAATTGCAATTGCCAACTGTGCCTTGGGCAAACTTGGAATCAAGTTATCTTCAAGTTTTGACTTCGACAATTCAGTCGGCTCATGAGAATTACATTAAGCAGCAAGCCGATCAACAAGCATCTCAAGATGAGCTTAATGCTCGTTGGCTTGAAGGTGGTGAAGCTGAACGTGCGGCTGCTATTGCGGCGTTGCCCCCTGTTGGAACGCCTATTGAAGTAACCCCTCACGATGGTGATCCTGAAGAACATCACGAATAGGAAGTAAACATGGCTACGCAAAAAATACAATTTGCTTATACGTCTGGTCAAACTCTTACAGCAAAAGTGTTCGCTGTTGGCGGGGATGCTGTTTTACATACGTCTTCGTCTGTTGCAGAATTGCCTGCAAATAGTGGGCTTTACAAAGCAACATTTACAAGTTCGCCTGCAATTGATGGCAAGCATCGAGCAGTTGTATTTCTTGCAGGCCAAGGAGTTGCCTCATACGAAGTTAAATTTACTGGAACTGACACAGAAATAGTTCAGGCTGGCGAATTTACCAACGTAGATGTCTCAGGGCTTGGTGGAGCAGGTTCAATTACTTACCCGCTAACCGTCAAGTCTTCAGGGACTCCGGTAGCAGGAGTTGAGTGCTGGGTTTCTACAGACTCAGCAGGCACAAACGTGGTTGCGGGTACGCTTACCACAGATGATTTCGGAGTCGTTACGTTTCTTTTAGATGCAGGAACGTATTACCTGTGGCGAGATTCAACAACTCACAGTTTTCCTAAACCTACAACTATCACGGTGTCCTAATGCCGCATACAGAACTTGATCCACAGTTTCAGGACATAACGCCTGCTTGGAAAGGTCTTCCAAACATGAACGGCTGGTATTTTACCAGCGTTGTGGATGGAATTTCCGAGGAAGCATTGCCGTGGCTTTTAGCTCAAGGATGGCAGCTTAACGCGGCAAACACCGATCAAAGTACAGAGCCTCCGACAACAACCTACTTAATGGCAAGGACTAGGTTGCTGCATTGGAATGTGCTTTACAGCCTTTTGGTTGACTTTACTAATTCGTTCAATGAGGGTCGCTGGGCAAATGATGCAAGGTACGAAGATATTATCTTCAACATGCAAAACATGCTTGACAAGCACCAGTCCGAAGTGACGGAATTTGTAGACGAAAAGGCTGGGGGTGAAAGCGGCTATCTTACTATAATGCTTAATCAAGTGGATCAAACTGCCGCCGATTACGATTCTTACAAAGAAGAATACCAAAGCAAAGATTCAGGTGACAGGGCAACGGAATTAGCCAAGCTCAAGACGACATGGGCAAACGCGGCTGACACTGCTCAAGCCGAATACGACGAAATGACTAGCGGGTTAAATATCGGGGCTATCATTGACGGAGTTGATGGGGCAATTGATGATTTTGCAGTTGCAGTCACAGCGTTTAACAATGAATACGCCGATCTGGGTACGACTCTTGTAGCCGACTACGAAGCCCATCAGGTCATAGCAAAGGCTTTGTTAAACGATCTTGGCTCCACAGAGCTTATTAGAATTAACGAGAAGTTTGATGCAGATTTGGCAACTCAGAGCCAAGCAATGATCGACAGGGGATTCTATTCTTCAGGAATCATGGCAGACATAACTTCCAGGAACACTCGCGAAAGAAATGAGGCTATCGCTGAACTCAACGACAAGCTCTCAAGAGAAAAACTCCAGAACCAGCACACGTTGTACGGTCAGCAATACCAAATGCGGCTGGGTGGTTTGGATGCAAGCATGAAGGCAATTGACGCATCCTCAAAGATTGTTTCTTCAAGATTACAGCATGGTCAATTTTCTGCTGAAATCAGACACAAAATTGCTACTCTTTCAGTTCAAACAAGGCTTGCAGTTTTAGGTCTGAGAGAAAAATACTACGAATCTTTGCTTCAGTCTATAAGCTGGGAGTCGGCTCGCGAGACGGAAATGTACCAACAGCTTGTTCAAGTCCGAATCAGGCAATTTGAAATACTTGGGCGAACAATGCAGCAGGACATGGAACTGCTGAAATACAAACTTGACGGGCGAAATGAAATTGCTGCGTCGATCTTTGGTTTTGTTGAGCGAAGAACGGACGCATACCCAGATCAAAACTCAATGGCTCAGTTGGCTACAAACCTTGGCGAAACGGGAGCAGCAACATGGCAGTCCGCGTAAATGGACACGAACAGGGAGACATGGGCGAGCCGTTTCGTCGTCGGCAGATACGAAACAATTCCGCTCAAGGCTTTCGCAACGGTGCGCCTTACGATTCGCGATCTGGCAATGATTCTCCGCTTTGGCCTACCGTTAAAATTAAAATCGGTGTCACTGATGAAGAAATTGAGCCGGACGGCTACGGAGTAGTTACCGTTTGGAGGAATCCTGTAAATGGAACCGAAGCAGAAAAAACGAACGAAAAAATCCGAGTCTACTTGGATTGGATGCACAACGACCAAAGCATTCCCGAAAACACAGAAGTTCTTTGCATAGAGTTTCCAGATGAAAAGCTGTGGCGAGTGTTCATCGACCAAGACCCTGCGGCAGTGGAACTTGAGCGATGCAGCGATAAAAAAACCGTTCTTGCTTATGACATCGAACTCAGTGAACAACTTGGGAAACTGTCGGACAACAAAGATCGAGTTGTAAGACTTCGAGATTCCGCGTTTTTTGAAACAGATTGTTGGAAGATCAAAGACAAGTCAGATTGCATTCCTGAAATATGTCCAGACGTTTGCTTGGTTACGCCGGATTGCAAGACTTGCTACGGCTGCTACAAGCTGACGCAATGTGTAGACCCTTCAATTGTCAAGATAACCAATCCTCAAAATTTGTGCGTAGAGCATGACAAGAGCAGCGGAAACTTTTTTGATTTGATTGCGCGCGAAGGTGGCGTTGTTTTGCTTGATGACGACTTTTGCTATACCGTTGAGCTTGCGGACAACTGCCTTAATTCAGAGGAAGTAAAGTTAAAAGGCTTGGCAGAGGATTGCCAGTCGTGCCTTGACTGCTATCGGCTTGAGTTGTGTCCTCCTGATCCAGATTTCCCTCAATCGTTCCCAGATGACACTATTTACGTTTACAAAGACAATCACAAGTTGTCAGAGGGCGATGTAGTAAAATATGAAGGAAAATGCTACAAGGTTTTTGACGGGTTTAACAATTGCCCAGAAGAATCAATTCATGTAACAGGCGACCTAGAGAAATATGACGACTGCGAAGATTGTGTAGATTCAGGCTGTTATGAATTTCTATCTTGTTCAGAAGCTCAGTACGACAACATAATAGTTCGGTCGGCAACAATGCTTGATTTGGATAATGAAGAATCAGATCAAGAAGGTTATGCAAATGTAGACCTAGATCAATACATTGGCAAAGTCGTGCAGACTGCTGACGGAAAGTGCTACACAGTCCAAAAAATATACGAGGGCTGTGATAATGCGTTGGATGTTGTGATTGTCGAAGAATACAGTGAATGCGAATGTTGTGGCGTTTACTTGATGGAAGGTTGCTACGGGGCAGAAGACATCTACACGTTTGATGATTTTTGCTACTACATACAAAAAGGTGGAGGGCAACTATTCAAGCGGGCTGAAGATGGTCTTTGTTACATTCTCCGAGAACTGGATCAAACAGGAAAAATCGGCGTTCCTTTTACAATTGAAGCTGAATGGGGGCAGGGGGCGACTTGCGATTATTGCACAGAACCAAGGTATCGTTTAACTCCAAATTGCCCTGATTGCGATACAATTACTGACGGTGCAAGCGAGTGCGATTCAGAAGAAGGTACAAAAACAGCCGGAGGTAGCCGTGAATGGATTACTGACGAGGATTTATCGGATTACCTTGGGCAATACATAAAAATGCAAAATATTTGTTTTTATGTAACTGAAGCAGAAGACGAAGAAATAACTTTGTATTCTCCGATAAATTTTACTGGTGGATACCCAAATTGTGAAATTTGCCAGAAAACCTGCCTTTGGGTTGTCACGGATGTTTATGTTACAGATTACGGAATTCGGCAAAAGAAAAAGCAAATTATTGTCGATCAGATTTGTAGATCAGACGATCAATCAATTATTGATATTGAGGATTGCCCATAATGGGATTGAATAAGATACGAAGGTTTGACCGTGGAGATCATATTCTTGTCATAAACGTGACAACGGGAGAAAAGTCCGTTGAACCTAAAGAAGCTCCAAGCCTAGTGAGAAAGGCTGCGAACTTTACTAAGGCGGCTGCAAGGCAAGCGTCTCGCGGAAATCCAAAAGTGTCACTTGAAATCATTAACCGGCGATATGAAATTTGTTCAAACTGCCCAGATGGATTGTTTGCTGAGATCGACCGAAATGACGTTCCAAAACGACTAAAAGATGTCGAGATAGTTGGGACTTGCATGCACCGAAAATGCGGATGCTATATCCACAACACTGAAACATTTCCTAATAAACTTTCGTGGGGTACTACTCGGTGTCCTAAAGGTCATTGGGGGGCAACGTAATGCCTTTGTTTATAGGAGAAGGAGGGGGTCTTTTAAGGCTTCCAACAACAAATAAATTGATGCGTGCGCCAGCGGGAGAATGCTGTTGCGAAGAATGTGATTGTTGTGTTGCGTTTAAGGATGTGACGCTTGCTGGCGGGTTTGTGATTAACGACATTGGGGTTCAATCTACCTCGGATATGTCAACGAACATTCACGAAACAGCATTCTGCGACCAGCAAACGTGGACATTTACAATGACAATCATTAACAATACGGGAATGCCGTGGAATGCAGCAATGCAAGGATATACTTGGATTACTTACCTGTTGTCTGATTTTGAATTTGTTTCGGCATCTCCGACTGAGTATTCACAGACGGACAACGGGTCAGACGAAACTATTCTCTGGGATTACAATTACACAACAAGCGAAACTAAGACATTCACCGTGACGTTTAGGAAGAAAAACTGCGGGGTTGGTCAAGAGTACGACATAAATGGCGGTGTCCAGCAAGGCAAGGACGCTGAACTGACGATTGAACATATTACATGTAGCTAGAAGGTAGACAAATGCCGATCACAATATCTTATGGAAATCCAGCTTTAGTGGGGGCAGCTTCGTTTGCGATAGGCAGAGAAAAGGGCAAAATGAAAGCGGGCGCGAAGGCCGCAGACATGGCTCAGGGCATGCTGGATCGTCGTGACAAGAAACGAGATGACGAGCGAGACAGGTTTGACAGGCTGAACAAGGAAGCAGCTGATAGGAACCAAAGGTTTGCCACAGAGCAAGGCCGGCTGGCTGACAGTGAAGCGGATCGCCAGTCTCGACAAAACATTGCAACTTCTAGGCTCAATCAGGACATGCAGAATAAAGCGAATGCCTTTAAGCAATCGCAAAACGAAGATGCTCAAAAAGAACTTGATGATTGGGGCGAGAGAGATCGTAAAAGAAGAGAGGAATGGGCCAAGAGCAATCAAGGCGGTTCAGATGTTTTTGGAAAGCCCTCTGGGGAATACCAAACTCCCGATTGGGACCCTCGTCCTTCAGGCCCTAGCATGGGCGGCGGCATGGGCGGTGGCATGCGAACGATGGAATTTGATCCGTATGGAAAGGACCGAAACAGAGGTCAATCTCCATTCCCAGGTTACGACGAGTCTTTGCGTCCTATGTATCCTGAAGATCGGATGCAAGGGCTACTGGATAATCGTCCACCAGTGCCTGAAGGGCCAATCCCTCTTTCCCAACCTCAACAAGAATACGGCCCAATCGGTGGTGGTGAGTTTGAAGTAGAAATGGGGCTTACTCCTGAACAACAGCAAAGAATGCAGCAGATCAGGACGTACAAGGGACAAATAAACTCTAACCCCGCACTAGATTACGATCAAAAAGTTCAAGCACTCAATGACGCTGACATTATGCTAGAGGAAGCAAGTGTTCCTCAAGTTATTCCTAAGCGGCAGAACAGGCCAAAAACAGCTTGGGAGCAAGAAGTGTTTGAGACTCCACAAGGGCCAGTAACAATAGGCCCTGATGGAATGCCTACATTTATGCAGGGTGCTAAAGAGACTCCTGAAGAAAAGCAGCAGGCCGAAGCTCAGGCACTTGGATTGGCTTATGCGAATCAAATGAATCCAGATGGCACTCCACGCTACAAACCAGAAGAGATACCAGCTGCTGTCGCCTCTGCAATGGACAAAAATCCAGGTGACAGGTTGCGTGTTCCAACCCCATTTGAGAAATCGCATCCTGATTACACGACAAACCAAATGGGTGCGTACATTTCTCCGGTCATGGCAGAGGCTGATGCGGTTAAAGATATGCAGGGGCTGGATCCTGAGAAATACAGCGTTTCAATTAACAAAAGCGGTGACGGTCGCGCCCAGTTGACTGTCCATGAGAAAGCACAAAAGCCGCTTCCTGATATAGAAAAAGAAGAAGAACCAAAAATTGAATCAAGGGCTATGTCTTGGGAGGATTACAGCAGTAATGACAAAAGAAGAGATGATGCTGCAAGTGCTTTAGGTGGCGAACCTACTCAAGACCAAATAGACGAATATCTTGAGGATCAGTACGACAAATATGTAGACGGGGCAGAGAAAAGAGCTGCTGCCCGAGCTGGTGGCGGTAGCAGTGCCAGTGTTTCTTCTGGAGGAATGCCAGACTACGACCTTTTAGAGCTTCCGGACGGAAAGCCAGTTGTTTCGTTTGCGGAAAAAACAAAGGGCATGAAAGGGTCAGCACCTCCAGCACAAAAAAATCCAGTGTTGGATAGTGCAATAAAAGCGACTGGCGGTGGACCTGCCCCAGAAGTGCCTGCACCTGCACCGGAAGTGCCGCCAGCTTCCCCTGATCAGGCGCAGCCGCCACTAAATGCTATGGGAATGGAGTCCGCTCCTGCACCTGCACAGGCTCCAGCGGCTGCAACAGATGCGGCCCCAAGAACCCCTGGTCCGTTTGAAAAGCCAAAACCTAGAATGTCAGGAAAAGAAGTTCTCGGGCCAACATCTTCAGCTAAAGAGAGAGACGACTATGACAGAGAAACAAACCAGAGAATGCTTGATTACTATCACAATAATCTTGAGTTGACCGATGATATGACCCCCGAGCAGGTAAATGCTAAGCTTGATAGTTTAAGCCAAGAAGAGCTTACGGAGTACATGACTGCACTCGGGTTAATCATTGAAATTGACAACAAATACAACAGCAAGTAAGAAAAATGCAAGATCAACAAAATAACCAGCAAAACGCTATGCAACAAAGGCTAATGCAGGCAAAAGATCTGTATAAGCAAAAGACCGGCGTGGACTTTGAGAGCAAGCCTGAAGACGCTGGGCCAGCCGTGGCCGTTGCTGAGCCACCTGTGGTAGAAAAGCAGACTCCCGAACCCGAAGCAATTGTTCCGCAGCAACAAGCTCCGCAGCAACAAATGAGTGCTACGGATTTGTTTCAGCAAAGAGCGATCGAAAGGTGGAACAAAAAGGTTGACGTTGAGGAAGGCTTTAAGCTTGAGTCAAAGTTCTACAGAAAAGACAGGAAAGAAAAGCCCGAGCAGGAAATGCCGAAAGAGGGTGAATACTTTCTTGATGCGGACGGCCAGCTTCGACGAAGAGAATCTGGCATGTTTCACCCAACCCCAGAACAGGAAAAGGGCCGAACTTTACAAGACAAAAAAGAAGAGGAAATTAGAAAAAGAAACATGGAGATAGGCAACTTTAGTAAAGTTGTTCCAGATTCTTACGCAAGCCCTAACACAGAAGCCCAAAGAACTAAGCGTTTAGATAAAGAGTTAAAAGAATACTGGGCCAAGAAAAAGGGAACCGCACCGCTAGAAACTCCTGAAATTCCAGAAGGAATGTACATGGGTTTGGACGGCCTGGGCCATTTCTACAATACCGACACAAGAGTTTCCAAGGAGGAGTTCAAAAAAGCCAATCCTGATGTAGATATTGACAGAATACAAGGCGAATACTTTGCTGGAATTATGCAAGAAGCAAAGGAAGGTCAGCTTAAGTTTGCCGGCAAAGGAAGTGCAGTTTCGGGGGACGAGCAAAGCTGGGGAGGGTATCTTGGCTCAAAGACTCCTTGGATTGGATCGGCAATGGAGATTGGGGCGTTGTTGGCTCTCAAGCCTCACTTTGATGCGATCGAGGACGGCACAGCCACAAAAAGAGATTACGTTGTTGCTGGTCGATACTTGGCAGAGCTGGAAAAAGAAGAAGGAAAAGGTTGGTGGCGTGGCGTTGGGGACATCGTTGCCGACATGCCGGCATTCATGATTGAATTTGCAGCTGCCGGAGGCGGTGTTGCGACTACAGCTGCCAAGAAGGGACTGAAGACTGCGATTGAGTCGGGTGCGAAGATGACCGCTAAAGAGCTTTTAAAAGCTGGCGGCAAGGTAGCGGCAAAAGGTGCAGCCAAAATTGGCAAAGTTACCCTCAAGCAGCCGCACAGGATAGCAGAAGCTGCCGTCCGTGAATCAATGCCAGAGCCGACATACGACGAAGCAACAGGCAGGGTTACTTTTGAGGGTGGCTCTGATAATTGGGTGAGAAATGCTGTAAAAGGAACGCTTGATACTGGAATCGAGACAGCTTCGGAAATGTCTGGTGGCTACACTTTGCCAATTATTGGCAAAGCAATGGGCCAGGCTGTGAAACCAGTAAAAAAGGTGCTTAATAAGGTTGCGCCAAAAACTATTAAAGGTGCGCCTAAGCCTGCAAGGCTAGACAAGAAGATGTGGACGCACGAGATAGCTGCACTGCAAATGAAGGCCCGTGTCGCTGTGCAGAAAAAGATTAACAAGATTGCAAATCCAAAAGTTCGGGAAAGCATACAAAAGATTCTTAATGCTGGCGGTTACAACGGCATCTTTGAGGAATATAGCGAAGAGCGATTGGCAGAGCTACTGAGAAAAGCAACGGCGTTGTCCGATTACACTGATCTGGACACAGATTTGGGACAGACTGGCGAGTTTTTCCAAGGTGCATTTGATGTTGCAACGGCAGGCAATTGGCAAAAGCTTGGCGACTTTGGCTATCACTCTGCACAGCAGCTGGCTGCGTTTTCGGTTTTTCCAGCTGGAAGTATGGCAGCAGAAGGCTTGTCTCAGTTAGATCGCTTCCCGACCTCAAGGCAGTGGGACGAGCTTGTTATGGGGGGTGACGGAACTGGTTGGTCACCAAGTCGAAAAATAAGAAAACAGCAGTGGGAGGCAACAAAGAAAGCTCAAGAGGCCATGAGGGCTGGATCTGCTCCTATTGCAAGGGTTCCCCAAAGAGAAAAAGGTCCTAAAGCTGGTTTAACAAGAGGAGCGATTTTTGATAACCCGCAACCTGATTTGAAAATTGATCACGGAAAGGATGTCCCGACTAGGAATTTGTATGATGCGGAAGGAAATCCATACGAGCAAAAAGGAGTAGCAAAAGATGTAGCTGAAAAAGCAAGGAAAGCTGCTCAACAAAAACAAACAGAGTCTCGGGCAGCGGAAGGTACGGTCAGGCTTTCTCCCGAGGCCGCAGCTGTTAAAAGACGGCAAGAGTTAGAAGAATACAAAAAGAGTAAAGCTGCCAAGCAAGCAGCAGCAGAGCGAGAAAAACTGAAAACCAAAAGGGAAGCTCGGCTTGATAAGCTACCAGCTGAAGAAAAGCAGTGGATCAAAGACACCGAAAAACTTATCAAGTCAGTTCCAATTTTTGAAGGTTCGGAAGTTGACGTTGACATTGTTGACGGCAAAAAAACGGCCACGGTTACGCGGGAAGACGACAGGTCTGTTGTATTCCACTATGACAAAACCAGAACAGACAGTATTTTCTGGAACCCCAAGCCGATGGCTGGTGCGCCAAAAGGGCAAATTCATTTATCGTCAGACGCAAGCCATACCGACATTAACAAGCAAGCGATTCCGTGGTTGGTTGCTGAGGGAGTTGTGTCGCAAGAGGAAATCCAAGCTTACCCGAACTTAGCCCAAGATTATGCTAAGTGGGCTAATAAAAGGTCGCTTAAAAAGGCCAAGATGGAAAAGGCCACTCCGCTCCAAAAAGTGTTTCAAAAAATATACGACTTTTTAGAGCCAATCTTTGCACTGCAAAACAATCTTTTCAAGGATCTGGAAAAGCGTCGATCAAAAAGCTTGATGACAGACGAAATGCAGGAAGCGATTCATGTGGCACAGGATTCATTTCTTGCTAATTCTTTGCGAGGGAAAACGCCACCTGCAATGCCTGGCTCAAACAAACCGCCAAAGCAACCACAGACTTACAAGAGTGGAAAACCAAGACCTGTTTGGAACCCACGCGAGCCAGCAACAAAAGCAGAGCAAAAGGTTGCTGATTTTATGAAAGCTCGTGGCAAAAAGTTTGCGTTTCTCGACACCCCAAGAGAAGCAACTGAGCCAGCTGGTGTACACATGACTGAATCGGGGTACGTCTTTTTGTTTCAGGGGCTTGCAGATCAGGTGAATCGGGATTTCTTGACTGGCAAAAACCTGTTGTGGAACGTGCTAGGCCATGAGGTTGCCCACCAAACAAAACTTGACGCGGCAATGCCTTACAATTCCAAGTTTTATAGGGCAAGAAGAAAGCAATGGCTAAAGTTAAATTCAAAACTTGACGCTTATAGGGGCTTTGCTGAAAACGCTGGGGAGCTTGATCCAAGTATTCCTCGGGAAGACTGGTCATACGAAGAACGGCAAATTGGAAGAGAGGTCCAAGCCACCCTGGCTGGCGATTTTATGAGCAATCCGTTTTTTAGAAAAATGGTTAAGCAAAAAGAGCCTGGGGTTTACGAAAAGCTTAGAAAGAAAATTTTGCAATCAGCTAACAGCTGGGGGCCGCAAGATCAAGCTAAAGAAATGGTGCTTGCAGAGTTCCGCAAGACCAAGGGCGAGAAAAAGCCGGTTGAGAAAAAGCCTCTTACTACTGAACAGATTCAAATTATCTCAAGGGCATTTAAAGAAAAGGAAGAAAAAGATCCACTTGCTGTAGGGACTGGGTTTTTTGCAAAAGAAAATCCTAGCTTAATCAAAAAGCATTTTAAGACTGTAGATAACTTTGACACAGCTGCCTTTGATTACATGATGATGCTTGATGCTGATAAAGCAAAAAGAGATATGGAAAGGGAAGAGGGTAAGAAAAAATCAGCTGGGTTAAAAGAAAAGGTCCTTCAAGGTCAAAAGGCTTTAAAAGATCAATCGCTGAAGGAGTATTACCAAAACCATCCACACAGGAAACTGATCCCAACCAGAGAAGAAGATGTGGTCGAGGTTTGTTTGATTGGCTGTGCCGCCAAGAAGTTTAAAGGCTGGCACAAAGGCATTGACTTGTACGACTCAAGGCCATTCAAGCAAAACGTAGAATATGCCGAGGGGACCGGAATGCCTTGGGGTATACTCTCGGCAAAATTTGGGTTCATGGACCCATACCGAGAATACCACGACTATGACGCTGAGCTTGACACTAAAGAAAAGAGAGATGCTTTTGGGCCGAAAGCTGTTGAGCGTGTGTATGAACACCTAAAGAACCTTGGGGTTGACGTTGAGAATAGGCAGATCAAGTTTACGATTACAGCTCCAAAGAATTACGCAAAAACCTTTGATGACTTTAGAGACTTCACGCACGAAGTTGAAATCCCGATGGAGGGGATGGGGCAAGGCAAGCGGAATCAGTGGCTAACTGAGCAGATTAAAGAGCAAAAATCCTTAGCAAAAGCAAAAAAAGATCCAGTTGAAGCGGAGAATTTAGCCAATAATCTTGCAGCGATTGAAAGAGAAAGGGTTAAGCGGGAAGCAGAAGCAAAAAAAAGGCAGCTGCCAGATTACTTTACAAGGGATGGTAATGACAATAAGCAGTCGTTTATTGAAATGCTTGATCAAATTTCAAGGGAAGATCCCAAGCAATACAATAAAGCAATTCGCGAACCTCTTCAGGACTTTATGCTTGGCATTAAAACTCCCGAAAATTCCGAAGTGGCAAAACTTGAAGGAGGCCAGTTAGACTCTCTCGCGCAGTCTTTAGTAAACCCTGTCCAGGAATGGCTTTTTGATTGGAATCAAGAAAATCTTCCTATGCTTCAACTGGACACTATAGAAAAATTGGCAAAGGCGTTAGCTGTTGAGCTTAACAAAACTCAAACTAAACAAATTCCATTTAGTGATTACGTGCCTGCTGAGCGTAAAGATCAAGTTTACGAACTGTTGCTAACTGACTTTATATCTGGCTCCGGATTGCCTGTTCCTCTGATGCGAGCAGTTAGAGCCGTGGCTCCTGAGATTGCCGATGACGCTAATTTTGAAAATTATCATGACGCGATCATTGGGAGAAAGGGCGGGCTTTACAAAGATAAGTTTAAGCCTAAAGATCCGGCTGCTAAGGATGTTGTTGGGCAGCTTGTAGATAAAGGCGACTACTTGGAAATTCCAAAAGGTTTGACCTTAGATTCGACCGTCAAATACAGTGACGAACAAACTGCTTTGTATGACAAGGCCATAATTGCCATTAAGTTGGCAGACACTGCTTTGAAAAACGCCAATGAATCAGACAACTCTTTTTACAGTGAGGCAGGAGAGGCCGCTCAAAATTACTTCGACGGCATAGACATCGAAAACAAAGAAAATGAAAAGCTTGGCTTGCCAGCTGTCAATGATCCTTATGACGGTGATTGGGACTATCTTACTGAAACAATTAATCAGCTTTTGAATGAAAATTCTGGGCTTGAAGACAAAGGCGATTACATTGAGATTCCCTTTGAATTTAATTTTTTAAGGGCGCGTCCTATTGCCGAAGAACCACCGCCTATTGAGAAGCAAGCAGGGGATGCGGCTTATGAGGCAGAGAAACTTTATGTCAAACACACTAATGAAATGCCAATTGAAGATGTTGCCAATCTCGCTGACGAGGAAGTAATGTCTGATCTCGGGGATCTTATAGAAGACTCTTACATTGAAGCGTATGGTGGTGTGCCTTGGGGTGAAGATGCGGATGTTGAAGATTTTGAGCGCGACGCTTGGGATTGGAATGTTGAAGACAAAGGTAAAGTTTTAGATAAGCTTGAACTGACTGTTTTTAATTATTACCAAAAGCTTGTGGAGGCTAAACAAGATCCAGCAGAACTGGAATCTTACGACGACATAGAGGGAGAGCAGGAAGAAGAGCAGGAAGAAGAGCAGGAAGAAGAGCCTCAAATTTATACTGACGAAGACGGGGATATAAAGTATGACAGGTTAAGCGATGCCGCTTTGTATCGAATGATTACGAACGAGGGCAGGCTAGACAATAAAGAGTCAAGAAAGGAATTTTCTAAAAGAGGTGTAAACTACGGCGGGGTCCAAGTTTATATGGGATTTGACGAAATCCCTTCAGAGGTTCGCAATGCTAAAAAACTTTTAGATTGGATTGACGCATCAATCAAGGTTGGTGATGCCAAGGATTCGTTAAGCAAGGCAGTCAAGAAATACGCCTTTGAGCTGGATAATCTAATTGTTAAAGAAGCACAAAAACTTGGCGTTCCAAAAGGCCGAGGAAAGCTTGGTTTGTCTAAGGCAAAAAAATACTTGGAGATGCTGAAAAAAGCGGAAGAGGCGGCTGAAAAAAATCCTAAGCTTGACAAGCTAAGAAATAATATTGAACAGGCTGAGCAAGAGCTAGAAAAAGCTGCCGGTGCGGACGAAAAAGCAGAGTATGAATTTTATTCTGCAATAGACACAGCAGATGTTGATTGGAAAAAGGAGCGGCCTGACATAGATTTTATTGGAACAAAGTCTCTTAAAGGTGAAAAACTGGTCAGGCTTAAAGGTCTTACAAAATCCTTTTACATGGATTACCACGGCAGCAAAATGTATTGGCAAGATGATGTAAAGCTTGGAGAGTTTGATAAGAAAAAACGAAAATATGAAGTCACGGATTTGTTAAACAATCCAATTGGGTTTTTAAGCCGCTGGGAAATTGCCAATGATTATATGACAGAAGAGCAAGCAGAAGAGCAACGCATCCTTGTGAGCGACCATCATCAGGCCACAATTGAGTCACAGAAAATTAAAGACAGCAAAAAGCCTAAAAAGAAGCTTGTTAAAGAAGTTTCTCTTAAAGAAAGAAGGCAAAGCATTAGAGAGAAAGATCCGGCTCCCAGCTGGTTTGCTGGCTTAAAGACTGAGGCAAAAAAAATTAAGGCAAAGACCGCAAAGGACATTGAGCTTAGCGAAACAAGACTAGGAGAAATTCCAAAATCAACACTTAAATACTTTGACGGCAAAGCGCAAATTTGGCGATACGAGGGATTGTTTTCAGGTTACACTCGTAGGCCAAAATGGGCTTTAATTAACTCTTACCATGAAGCAGGTGGAGTTAAAAAAGGCGAAAAGCATTTAATGTACATTCCGGATATGGAAAGTCCTAAAAGCAATAAAGAAGAGAGAAAACCGATTTACGTTGCGACTTTTGATGGGCCTTTAAATGCAAAGCATTTTTCCCAAATGGTAGAAAGGTTAGGCGTAAACGCACACACTGCTTTGGTCGGAGAAATGTCAGATGACATGAAGGCAGAGCAAAGAAAAATGCAAGCCGTTTATCAGACGTTTGTTGAAATGAGTCAAAACAAAGATTTCAACATCTACATGTTAGAAAAGGCTTTTACTGAAGAAATTGACATCCAGCGGCTGAAAAATATTCGTCCGTACATGCCCAGTCCGGAGATTGAGGCAGACATATACCTAGATGCTATTGATCTTGGTGATCAGGGCCTAAGAGGCAAGATGAGCAAGGTTGGCTTGGCTAAAGTTAAAGAGCTTGCCAAAGTTGCTCCTGAGTTTAGCTATAATCCGGTTTTTGTCGTAAACCAAAACTACGATCTTGAGTTCCAGGGATTTACTAATTTTAAATTTAGACTGGATCTGTTTAACCTTGAAGTTGACGAAGTAAAGGTTGGGCAGACGGTTGGCATCAATCTTCCCTCTATTGGGGTAAAGAAGATTACGAGCCAGTCTGATGCAGAAGAAAAGATAATTAAATTTATTAAGGGCTTTGCTGCATTTGGGGATTCTGAAGCTAAAGCAATAATATCAAAAATCCCGTTTGACTCTAAAAAACTGCAAAGGGAAATACTGGGTCAGCAAGGAAAGCTTGAACAAGCATCTGTTGATTACAACAAAATGCAAGCAAGAGAAAAGGTTCGCATCGCAAAAGAGCAGCAGCTGCCAGACGACTCACCTGACATTCGGTCGTCCTATCAGTTAAGGCCGCCTTCAAAAGGACAAAAGGCAAAGCCGCAAGGAAGTCCAGCTCGCGTTCCACAGCCAGGATCTAAAGGTCTTAAGCCGCAAGGCCCGCTAAGCAACGCTGCCATAAATCAGCTCTTCGGATTGCAGGGTCCAGAGCTTTACAAGATTGCAAAGATATTGATGGCTGGAGGTCCTTTAGATGTCAAAAAGTTGCGTGGCGCACACGGAATGTTCCGTTATGAGGTCGGCACGACAAACATGGACATTTTGATAAATCCAACTACAGCTCAAGACGAGCAATCATTGCTTCAGACATTGGCTCATGAAATTGGTCACCTGATTGATTACGTTCCTGAGCTGCTTGCATTGTCTAAGAAGAACAACAAAGGGAATCTGCTTGCAAGGCTTGAAGTGCTAAGCAACATGGTTAGTAAGAAGCAAGGGTTCTTGCCGTACATGGCTGAAAAAGACAGGAAAAAAATTAGAAGACAAGCCGAGAAGCAGGCTGGTCCAAACGCAAGTCAAGAGGCTATTCAGCGAATTTACGAAGACATGCTTATATCGCAAGGCATACTTCCTCTCACAAGAATCAGGCGAGAGCTAATAGAAGTCACAAAGGCTTGGAGTGGTGATTACACAGGTCTTCCTAAATGGTACGTCAATTACCGAGAAAGTCCGGCAGAGTTGTACGCAGAAGCATTGTCAATGTTTTTGAATAGTCCAGGCGACCTCGAAAGCATGGCTCCGACCTTTTACAACGCTCTCATAGGCTATATGAACCGGAATCCCGAGTTTTTAGATGCTTATTCAGATGTTCAGCTGATGATGAATGGCAGCTCATCGGACTTGACAGCTCAAAGAACCGCAGATTTAAGAAAAATGTACCGCGATGCTGGCGCACATATTCATGCTTTAGGGGAGGAAAAGAAAAAGACTGCAAAAGACATGGCCCGTGGTACGGTGTCGTTCTTAAGTCAATACGGTCTGGATAAGCATGCCGCCGTCACCCTGAAAATGGGCCGCAGAAGCCCTGTGGGAGTTAATCAGGCAGACAAAGATGCAGCAAGGTTTGCCTTGGATGAGCTGTTCACCATGAACTCGGACAACAATAAATTTGTTCGTGAGGTAAAAGATACAGTCGTTGATCCGTTGAAAAAGTATTACATGGAAAACGGCACTAGAGAAATAGGGAAAATGACAGAAGCAGAGGCAGGGTATCACGCTCAAGATGACCTTGGATTCTTTCTGTTCAGGCAAAGAGTTGCCAATGGAGATCGACAAGACAAGGCAAATCCTTACGCAACTACGCCGACATCGGCAAAGCAAGACCTGGTAAACATGGAAGCTAGGCTTGGCACAGACGCTTACGATGAGCTTCAAAAGCTTGCTTTAAAGTTTCACGATCTTGTTTTTGAGGCGAGCGAAAATGCTGTGGAAGAGGGCGTGTACAGCCAGCAAGCAATGGACGAGATCATTGAGCCAAACAGGGATTACTATGCCGCGTTTAGGGTTACGAAGTACATAGAAGACCCAATGTACATCCCAGCTGGAATAATGAAGCAAGTTGGTACGTTTGATGGCGTTGAAAACGTGTTTCATTCAACCATGCTTAAAGTTATCTCCTTGAATCGTTTGACAAAGCTTAATAAGGCTAAAAACAGAGTCAGAGTTTTCTTGCAAAACAATTTTTCAGACGAAATAACAAAGGTCCCGACTGTTTACATAGGGCCAGGCAAGCCAAGGGAGCCAAAAGGGAAAGCGAAAGCTGGTTACGAACGAATAGTTGAGCTTGTTGATGGCAAGCCTGTTTGGTGGGAAGTTGATAAGTCTATTGCAAAGTCGTTTGAAACGTCAGATATAGGCGGTCTTGACACAGTAAGCGGATTCCTGAACTCGACAACCTACAAGCTTTTTCACCCGTTGTTTGTGACGTACAACCCTGGCTTTATAATTAAAAACCCAGTAAAAGACCTTCGCCGAACGTATGTTAACCTTGGCTCAATTTACAAGGTCAGCATGCTGGAATTGTTCGCCGAGCAGATTAAAGCTGTCCCAGCTGCGTATCGTCGCACCAAGGGCATTCTTGATCCAGTTGTAAAAGACATGCTGGACTCTGCGGCAATTGACATTCCGTTTGTTGGAAGAGACGCTGGCAAGCGGATGTTGCAAAGTGAGGAAAACAGCCTAGTTGCCTACGAAAACATGCTTAAAAATGCAGGGCTGGTGGAAATACGCAAAGGGCGGCTGGAAAGCATTCCGTATCTTGGAGTGGTTTTTAGAGCGTTAGAAGCAGCTGGCGAAATTACCGAGACAGCCACAAAAATTGCTGGTTGGCGAGTAATGGAAAAACGAAATGTCCCAATTCAAGAGAGGGCGTTTAACGTGCGAGCTTATGTTGGAACACCTGATTACAAAAAGTCAGGTCTTGCAACCTCGATTACTAACAGTGTTGCTATGTATTCGCGAGTGAAGTGGAACGGTTTGCAGGCCGACATGAACCTTGCGTTTCACTCAGACACCGCCTCGGGATGGTGGTGGAGACAGCTGATTACGACGATCATGCCAACTTCATTCACCAAGCTTACGGCCTACGGTGGAGGGTCGGCGTTAATGTACTTTATGCTTGGGCTTGATCCAGACGACGAAGAAGACATGGACAGCCTTGCTGGAAAGACCGTTACGTGGTTCTATGAAAATTACAGACGATACGGTTCGTACTGGACTCGGGCCTATGATCAAATACCACTTGGACTTGACGAAAATTTAAAAGCTTTGTTTCTTTCAATTCCTCGCGACGAAACAAGTAAATTGGTTGCAACGGCCTACGACCATTTTACGGACCTAATAATGATTAGTCTCGGGCAGGACATTAGATCGGGAAAAACCACAGGACAGGTTGCCCGTGATCTTTTGGTGGGAACAACTTGGGACGCTGCGGCTCCGTCATTGTCGCCCACTCTTTTAATTGCTGCTAAGCATAAAGATTATTTGCTAGACATACAGCCTTATGACGATTTTAGAAGCAGGCATATTGTCCCTGACCTTCACTGGCAAGCAGGTGGTTATCACTCCCAAATTAAAATGGCTGAATGGACTGCTCAGCAATTTGGCGCGCCTGGGCAAGCGGCTGGCTATCTTTTAAGTCTGGCTGACGGGTCTGCATCTGAAACAACCGTTACCGAATCTGCGTTAGAGGCGGCTGGTGCATTGACTGGAATTGGATCTTTAATTCGACGCACCGATACGGGAATTAACGAAGAGGAATACGCAAGAATTGAGGTGCAGCAAAGGCATGACGCTCAGTTTAAATTAAGCTTGCCCGCCAAGGCTCGCAAATTGGCATCCAGCCTTTGGCTGTTGAATCAAAAGGAAAGCTCGACAAAGCGTGGTTTGTCTGAAGAAGACAGAAAACGAAAATACGATTTAGCTTTGTTTCAAAATTATGTTTACGAGCCAGCCAGGATGTCTATTAGAGAAGCTGATCTTGCAGAAAACAAAGCAGAAGCAAAATCGTTGCGTAAATCACTAGGGGATACAGCCAAGTTAGCAGACAAAGGCCAGCTGCCTACGCTGGCAAAGTTTGATGGAAAAGAAAAAGATGATCTTACGTGGGGATTGTCTAATGTTGCGTACCAAGGCGCGCAAGCCTTTCCAGAAAGGCAAAACTACACAAGCAAAACAAATTTTGAAGAGGCTGTTGTTGAATACAAAGAAAGTCAGCAAGCCATGATTGAAAGAATGAAACATTTCTTTCCATCAGAAAAAGTCGCCTTGAATGCGTTAATGTATCATTTCTTGTTTAACAGGGTTGACGACAACGGCAAGCCGACCAGAACTAAGTACGAAATTAAGTATTTAGAAGCATACGGTAAGCGCCAGAAACAAATACAACGGCTTTATCGCACTCCAAACAAAGGACTTAAGCAAAAGTAACAGCACTTTGCTTGCATGAAAAAAAGTTTCTTCTGTCGGCTTGACTTAGTTTGTTTAGCCAGGGTAACCTTGGGCAACCAAGTTTACACAGGAAGTTTTTTGGAGGAACGAATGCTTGTTTTATCGAGACGGGTGCTTGAAGAGATTGTTATCAATTCAAACATCAAAGTCACTGTCTGCGAGATAAACGGAAACCAAGTCCGTATCGGAGTTGAGGCTCCGAGTAATGTCTCAATCTTACGAGGTGAGCTTTTAAATCACGGAGGCAACTCCGATGACTAAAGAAAGACTTACTCACAGCCGGATGCAGTCGTTTAAGCTGTGCCGCAAAAAGCATTATTACGAATACGAAGTAGGCATAAGGAAAGAAACGGACGCAAAGGCGTTGCGAATGGGCCACGCTGGTCACGAGGGCCTAGATCGGCTTAAGAAGGGCGGTCTGATTGATTGGGCATGTCGCGCCGTTGAGGAAGAGTACGCGCATTGTCCACCAGAAATATGTCAATACGACTGGCATATTGAGAAACAGACAATTTTAACCCTTCTTCAAATGTACAATTGGTATTGGCACGGCTCAGACCCGTTTGATGTAATTATTTCAGAAGCATCGTTTGAATTTCCGCTTCGCAACCCAAAGACAGGATATGCGGCAAGGAACTTTGGTAGAGCTGGTAAAATTGACGGCATTATCAATCTCAATGGAAGGAAGCTTGTCCTGGAGCATAAGTTTTTGGGCGAGGACATAACCTACGGTGGCAGCTTTCTTGAAAGGCTTCGCTTGGATCAGCAATGCACAAACTACATTGATGCAGCCAACGATGTGTTCGGCGATGTTGATGGTGTGATTTACGATTTGATTCGCAAGCCGACGATTCAGCCAACCGCAATTCCTGTGCTGGACAAAGACGGCAAGAAGATTGTCATAGATTCAACCACCGGCGAACGTGTTTACAACAAAGACGGCAAAACTTATCGCCAGACAGCTGACAAAAAGCTTGGCTACGAGATTATTACTCGTGACATGACTGTTGAAGAGTGGGGCTTAAAGCTTGCAGTTGATATAGAAAAACGGCCCGAATTTTATTTCCAGCGTCATGAAATAGCTCGCTTGGAAAGCGACATGCAAGAGTTTCGGGAGGAGGTCTGGCAAATACAGCTGGACATCAGAAGCCACCAGCGATCTGGCAACTGGTACAAGACGGTAAACAAAGGCAGCTGCACGTACTGCCCGTTTACCTCGTTGTGCTTAAATAGATCGAAGATCGACAAAAACACTCAGCCCCACGATTACCCTGAAGGGTTTATTAAGCTCGAAGATGTTCATCCGGAGCTGGGCTGATGTTGTTTGATAAATTTTCACAAAATGACCCAAAGCCATTGGATTCTAAGTTTGATGGTAGTGATTACGAAGACAAGGTAGACCGCCGAAGATTGGCTGGTCAGATCTTGCGAGTCTATGAGTGTATGAAAGATGGGCAGTGGCGAACGGTAAATGAAATTCATCAAGTTACTGGCGACCCACACGCTTCTATTAGCGCGCAGTTAAGGAATTTGCGTAAGCCGAAATTTGGTTCTTACAATGTTGTGAAGCAAATTAGAGGTGAACGAAAAGATAGTTTGTACGAGTATCAACTTTTAACCCAAAAAGGAACGTAGTTATGTCAACAGCACCAAAATCTGGCAGCAGGCCAGCAAGCAGCCGGTCAACCCCAGTTGCAGCTTCAACGAAGCATCCCGTTTTGTCGCCGGTTAAGTCAGGCGTTTTGAAAGGAGTCGTCGCAAATCAGGGCGAAAGGATTGGTTTGTATGGAAGTGGTGGCATTGGAAAAACTGAGCTGGCATCCTCGCTGGCAAAAGTCGCCATAGATCCATTATTCATTGATCTTGACCAAGGCAGCATGGGCCTTGACGTATCCAGGGCGGTCGCTGGCGAGGACCAGCATTTAGTAAGGACTTTTAATGAGGTGCGATCGGTACTTCAGGACCGCGAGCTTATCTCCCAGTTTGGGGCCGTAGTGATCGACACGTTTACTACCCTTGAAGACAGGATTCGCGATCACGTTATTGCGACAGTTCCTCACGAGAAGGGCAAAAAGATCAGCTCGATCGAAGATTATGGGTTCGGGAAAGGCTTGTCTCATGTCTTTGACCAAGCACTTTTAATCCTCAGCGATCTTGAGGCGGTTTGCCGAATGGGTGTGCATGTTGTTGTGATTTGCCACCAAGTTTCAGAGAAGGTTCCCAGCGTTGAATCTGAGGACTTCTTGGAATACCAGCCGCGTTTGCAATCTCCAGCAAAGACCGCAAAGCTTCGGGAGCGTATGTTCGAGTGGTGCAATCATTTTTTCCGAGTTGACTTCGATCGTTTTGTTGACGGAGGCAAGGTTGCCTCAACAAACAAGCGAAGCATTCATACTGTTAAAACAACAACGGCGTGGGCCAAGCATCGAACGATGCCGAACGGCAGGCAGTTCCCAGAGCTAATTGATTTTGAAAAAGGATCGTTTGATTTGTGGGACATTATGTTTGGAGGTGCAAAGTAATGGTTTCAGGCAATATCCCACCAAAGGGCGGTCGAGTTGACACTGCCGCCGAAGTGAAAAGCTCAGCCGCTGAAGTGCTTAAAACATTTAAAGAAGCTCTGAAAGAGCAGAATAATTTAGGCAGTGATCTGGAAAATTTGCGGGCAATTAGCAATATCGCCTACCATTATGCGAACGAAGTCGAGCAACGCTTTTTAGAAATAGCTCGAAAAAATGATTCTGCATACTCAGATTCGGCAACTAAAGCTGACGAGGGAGAGAGATCAATTGAGTATATTGTGACAAAGGTTGGTGCGGCAGTTGTGCAGATCTGGTGTTCGGATCTGCATATTGGGATCGAAGCTGAAAACAACTAGGTCAGCTGTAATGCACTCGCCTGGGCTACCTCACGGATACCATCGGAGGATAGGCTGTCACAGGACACGATAGCGGTCTTGGCGAGTTTTTGCGAAGCGGGTGGTTCGAGTAGTCTTTGGTCATGATCAAACAGTACGCTTGAGTAATGCAGCCCACCCGCTTCGTTTTTTTATTTTTTTTTAATAAGGATTTTGTGATGCCATACATTGAAGAAGCAGGAACATTTCGTGGAGAGATCGTAGCTTATGGAGCGGAGGAAAAAGATTCCGGCAGTGTCGCTGTTAAAATTGAAGTTTTGATTAGCGATCACTTTTCTAACGGAGTTTGGAACGATTGGTCTGAACACAATATGATTGCAACAGGCCGAGTCTGGCTGATTGGTAAAACCGGCAAAATTATTAAGCGAAATGCTGAAGCACTTATGAACTATGCCGCGTGGGACGGCACTTTTAAGTCAATTACCGATGGGAACTGGGAGCCTGACAAGGTTGGAATTACTGTAAAAGGTGAGGAATACCCCGAAGGATCTGGTAAAATTTTCTACAGGATTGAATGGATCAATCCCTTTGAAAAGAAAAGTCACGCTGGCAACGGAAGCTTTAGCGCAGAGCAAAGCAATGCACTGGACTCAAAGTTCGGAAGCCAGCTGCGTGGTCTTGCTTCGATCGCTAAGCCTAGTCCAGTTAACAAGCCGCCCGCAAAGCCAAGCAAGGCAGAGGATTCCGATATTCCATTTTAAAGGAGAACAGCAATGGGGAAACCAGAATTAACTGGGCCGGTCACAGAGAAGGAAGCACAGGAGCTTCGAGAGTTTATCTTCATGAGACGAAGGATCGAAGAGCTGGAATCGCAATTGGTTAGAAGTCGAGAGACGGCAGATATGTACTGGAAGATGTACGAAGAGCTGATGCTGAAATCGCGAAAGGAGCGACCTCTTTCGGTTATGGAACGATCGCTTGAGGAGGGTCCTCTATGAAACGTGAAATTGCTCCCGAGGATATTGACCTTGTTTTTAGTTTTCACCATAAGCATCACCCAAGGGAAAAGCTGAATGCTGAAAAACGAAAGTTGATTCGCCAGCGGTTGAAAGACGGTTACACAATTTCAGATTTGCGAACAGCAATTCTTGGAATTCACAACACGCCCCACAACCTTGGCGACAACGATCGCAGGACAAAGTACCTGGGTTTGCACGTTTCGCTGAGGCATGAAAATATCGACCGTTTTATTGAAACGGGAGAAGAGGTAATTAAGCGTCGAGAAAAATTAAAAAGAAAGAGGTTAAACAAAAACGCAAAAATTTCGCGACCGATTGCGGAAGAACAGGAAGTGTCCCAAGAAGAGCGAGAAAGAGAAGCCGCTGAATTCCGTGCGATGGTCAAAAAGGAGTTAAGGAAGTGATTCCACCGCAGCCAAACACGGACAAATGGGGTAGGCGAGGGTCGCGGATCAAGGATAGCAATCTTGTCCGCGACTATTGCCGCGTTTGTGCCGAGCCGATCAGAGTTACAATGATTGCGGAAGGAGCAAATTCTCCTGCTTGCAATTGCTGTGCAGATAAAGACCGGACGCGAGGCTTTCAAAGCGTGGGCAGCTGGCGTAAGCTTATTTATTTAGCAGACAATCAGTACCACGGAGATTACTACCGAGGATGACTCCAACCCAGCGAACACTGAAACGATTTAGAGCAGCTGGTTACCATTGCGAAGTCGTGGAGCGATGGTGTCAATTCAGCAAGAGACGCAAAGATCTCTTTGGGTTCATTGACATTCTGTGCATTAAGCAGGGCCGGATCGTTGGAGTCCAGGCCACCAGTGGCGGCAATGTGCCAGCCCGTATTAAGAAGATCCAAAGCGAGCCGAACGCTCAAAAGTTTGTAGATGCCGGTGGTGTCATTTTGGTCGTTGGCTGGCGACCGCTTGTTGCACGAAAAAAGGACGGCACAAAAGCGCGCCGTCCTCGCTGGGCTTGCAGAGTCAAGCGTATCAGATCAATCCCTCGCGCTTGAGTATTCGCTGGACCTGCTGAGGATGCCAGTTTGTTCCCTTGCGTGTGGTGATCTTTTCGCCGTTTAACCAGCGGGCGATTGCGTTGTAGCTATCCCCTGCTTTGTATCGCTCGCGTATCGTGTCGATCGTAGCGATCTCTTCGTAATCCTTTACAGATTTTAATCTGTTGTCAGGATCAGGCTTAAGGCCGTAAGGCCGGTCATTTATGCTTTTTGCCATTTTTGTTTTCCTTGTTAAATATTTGATTGTGAATTGCCTCCAGCCGCAGCCCAAAGCGAACGAATGCGTCAATCCGCTTGTCTCCAGACATTGGTTCGAGGTTAGAATCAATTAACTCAGCCGCGTAATGCCGTCCGTCAATTGCGAGCGGAAGCATAGCCATGAGCTGTTTGGCCTCGGCTTCAGTGTCAACGCTGAACGCCGGCAAAAATCCCTCGGGACACACGGTCCCGTATCGCACTTCAATCGCTCAGAATATCTTCCATTTGCGTTCAATGTTGGGTAAATCGCCGAAGTTGTATAATTTGTTTACCATCCCTGTTTTCCTTTAATTCGTGTGCATGGTTTTTCAAGATCGGTCAATACCGTGATCCTGATCCAGTCTATCAAGCTGTTGCCGAGGTAGCTTAAGTCTCCGTCAATCACGAGCTGCTCCATGTTTAACGACTGGCCGACAAAATATGAGTGGCAATTGTCATAGAGTCGTTTTTCCCGATGATCCCAAACTTTGGTAAAGAAGAACCAAGCGCAATCTTCGTAAGTGCCATAGCCTGGGCCGATCTGGCCGACACACCCAAAGCTTATGTCGATTTGAGGGTATTGCTGACGTAACCAATCCCGAAGGATGTAGTACGGCTTTGTTTTTGTGCGATTGCTGTAATCCTCGATGCAAAGCATGTTATTTTTCAATTTCATAATTAGTTTCCTCACTTGGGTTAAGTTCGTATTGAGCTAGTCCGCATACCATTGCGGTCGCAGCTGCCAGTATGGCGATGACCGCGATGGTCGTTATTAAATTCTTCACTTTCGTTAATCCGTTGGTTACTTGTCGGCTGGCAATACGTTTCGACTTGCTCCAGCCCACAATCGTCCGTCCAAAATAAGAGTGCCAAGACTATGTCCTGGTCAATCACGTAAGCTCTGCACCACCTACGCTGGTTACTTACCGATCCGTGGTGCGTCAGATCGTGCTGATCGCCGTTAAGCATTTGCAGTCTGATCATGGTGTCCACACTGCGCACAGATCGTCTTTCGACACTGTCACTTCGTGCGCTCCAATATTTAGATCGTACTGAAAAGCTAGGTCTAAGATCGCGTCCTGCATGTCGCTGTACAGATCCGAATCGCGGATCGGCATTATTACTGGTCCAGATTCGACTTTTGGGACACCGTTGCAGAAATAGCGGGCTTGGTAGACATACCCCTCGTCACAAATTCTTCCTTCAATTTCGCATTCCCAGTACAGCTTTAAAGATTCGACGGATCTTGGGTTTTTTCGAGCTTCCTGCACAGCTTCGTGCAGCGGGCCGGCTGCCTCATCAATCTTTTCGGCAATTTCCCTAAATAGCTCATGGCCTTTGAAATAATTGATCAGGCTGTGCAGTGTGCTTTCGTTTTGCATGACGGTTTCGCTTAATTTCATAGTTCGCTCCAAAATAAAAGCCGGACGCAAACCGTCCGGCATGGGTAAAAGAATTTTAGTTAGTAAAGGATAGACAAATTGGCGAATAGGTCCGGAATAAATGGCGTGTCCGGATCTTTACAAACCACCTCGTACAGATCCCGCTTAATTGACTTGGTTTGTCCGTTGTAGACTGGGAAACCAATTAGATCGTAGATCTTGCCGTCCAACTGGACATAACAGTACGACAGATCAAATACCGTCCAGCCCTGAACATAGTCGGCGAGAAAGCGCAGCCGGACGATCCGGCCCTTGCGACCGGCCCGTAGTGCATCGCAAAAATCGCCCCAGTGCAGCCGCTCATCCTCCAGATCATCGGTGTTGAAGGATGTACCCCAATCGTGGAATATCTGTGTTGCCATAATTCGCTCCAAAATAAAAAAACAAAGAATGCCGGTCGGACCGTATCCGGCGATAGGTCATTAGTGGATCAATCCCACATAGCCTGGCCCGTGAGGACCAGAGCCGGCCCGAATATGTGCTGGCCCGTCATGAGTGAAGCTGTTTCATTGTAGCCCAGCTCCAACAAAATCCCCTCTTCGTTCACCAGCATCTGCATAGGCTGATCTTCCGTCAGCTCGGGAAGTAGCTCAACAAACTGGACCAGTCCACCGACGATCGCTTGCGCCTCTTTTAACGTAGGCCGATTATCGGTCATTTTGGTGATGCGGGTAAAATTGTGGTCAATAACTCGTTCGGTCATAATTCGCTCCAAATAGGTAAAAAGTGAAAAAACGGCCCCGCGCCTGATAGGCTCAGGGCCATGAGATTAGGTTTAAACTGTATTAGTCATCACTTGGGACCATATAAAGATCCCAACACGGGCCACAGATGCCGGTTTGCAACTGTTCGCGCTCATGGATCGACAAGTAAGGCATAGCGTCTTGAATCAATTGTCCGCTTCGCCACCGATCGTAATCGTCCTTCTTGGTATGCACTTGATCAGCCTCGGCACACATTGGACAGTGTGTGTTGACGGTGTGATCTAGCCTGGTCCGCTCTTTAATTTCACAGCGAGCGTCCACCCATTGCCATAGATCGCCCCAAGTACCGCCAAATTCGATCATGAGGTGATTCACTGCTGCTAATGCGTTTCGGACCGCCTCGGGACTAAATTCACCCGAAAAGCCTAAAACCACAGCTGCTACTTCACAATCCTCCTCATACCACTCAAAGCACCACACTTTGGGCATACCCCGCGCAGCTAGATTGTCTTGGCGATCCTTGGACAGCTGCATGCCGCCGTGGCTCGCGGTCGAATACGCGGTGATTCCTTCCGCGATAGGGTAGGCCCCATCGGACAAGCCCCAAGGAGTGTCTATAGCCGGTTCGATCGTTCGTTCGTTCATAATTCGCTCCAATGTAAAAAACAGAAATTACCAAGCCGGACCACCGATCAGGGCCGGTGGCGCGGTTTGGTTACTCCAATTAAATTATTTTGCATGCCGCCAGCATTCTACCGCTGGCCCTACCGTGGTCGATCTCGTCAGCTGTCCAGCCGTTTAACCGTAGCTCATTCTCGTAAGCCGCCAATTTATTCCACTGCTTGCCCAGCTCAAGCCGATGC